GAGGCCCAGACCGACCGCTACTTCGGCCGCCCGACCGAGAAGGTCCCGCCGGTCATCACCCAGATGCGCCAGCAGCGCCTGATCAACAACTGGCTGCACGGCTGGACCGAGGCCTTTCGCCAGGTCCTATCCCTCACGCTCCAGTACGTCGGCCCCGCCGAGATCCAGCGCATCACGGCCTCGGCCACCCCGCTGCCTCCCGACATTCAGGACTTCGACGTGATGCTCAAATTCGACATCCGCGAGCTGTCCACCGACCTCGTGACCGAGAAGCTCAAGGCCATCAGCACCCTCGTCCTGCCCCTCGACACCGCCGGCGTCATCGACCGTGCCAAGCTCATCAGTGTCGCCCTCCGGGCCATCGACCCCAACCTCGCGAGCGAACTGGTCATGCAGCAGGGGCCGGCCGCGCAGAAGATGTTCAACGAGACCAACGACGAGATCGCGCTCATGTCGCTCGGCAATCCTCCCCAACTCCGGGAGAACGACCCCACCGCGCCCATGCGCCTGCAATTCAGCCAACAGGTCCTGCAATCCAACCCGAAATATCAGGTGCAGCTCCAGCAGGACCCGCTCTTTCAGGCCAACCTGCAAAAATACATTGAGAACCTGCAGTTCAGCGTCCAACAGCAGCAGAACGCCATCACCGGCCGACTTGGAGTCCAATGAAACTGACCGACGAACAACTCTCGGAGGCCCTCTCCGTGTCCGAGGAGCACCCGGTGCTCAAGGCCATGGGCCAACTCATCGACGACACGCTGCGGGACGAGGTGCTCAACGCCCTCCTCCCATCACTTTCCGCGGAGGACCGTGCCTACAACTCAGGCCGGGCAGCCGCGATCAAGGATCTCATCGCACAAATCAGTGCGTTAAGAAATGGGAGGGGATTGACTTCCGGTCAATTCTAGGCTCTCACTCAAACAACGGCTTCTTGGTTGGCCTTAAACAACCCTGGCGCAGCATACCCGGCTTGCAGGGTCTAAAAGCATGGACATCCCGACGAATACACAGGAAGCGAAACCTGCCCAAAACACGGCACAGCCCCCAATCAACCCGATGCAGTTCGACGAATCGGCGTTGGCGAAGCTACTGAAGACACGATTCAGCGGGGAGGAAGAGAAGGCATCAGCCGTCGAGCGACAAGTGCCGGAGCCGGAAGCCACTTCCGTGGACGATCAGGCCGAGGATGCGGAGCCGACCGCAGAACAAACGGACGCCCAGGCCGAGTCGCCTGAGCAGGAGGTTCTTTCCGAGACCGAAGAGAACAGCGACGAGGATTCGCTGGGCTACCGCAAACGCATCGACAAGCTCACGCGCCAGAAGAAAGAGGCGCTGGAGAAGGCCGAGGCGCTCGAGCGGGAGCTCAACGACGCCAAGACCAAGCTGGAACAGACCAACGACAGGCCGACCGCGGTGCAGTCCGCTGCAGACCCGTTTGCCGATGTCTGGGAAGTGTCGAAGCTCAACGATGAGTGGAGCAAGGCCCGGAATCTGAAACGGTGGTGCGAGGACAACATCGACGGCTGCGAAGTAGAGGGCAAGGAGTACAGCGCGGAGGACGTGAAGCAGATCAAGCGGCGTGTAGAAGACGCCATCGACCTGCACATACCGACCCGCGCCCGCTTCCTGCAGAACTACCAGCAGATCAAGCCCATCGCCGAGACGCTCTACCCATGGTGGAAAGACCGTTCAGCTACCGAGTACACCGAGGCGCAGGCCGTCCTGCGGCAACTGCCGCAGATTGCCTCACTGCCGGAGTACCAGGTGTTGGTCGGTGACTTCATTGCCGGGCGCAAGCTGCGCCTGGAGAAGGAGTCCGCCAAGGGCAAGCCGTCTGCCACCCGCCCACTGGCCAAGGCACCCAGTCAGCCCGGTCGACCGACCGCAATCCCTGCAAAGAAGGATGCGGCCAAGGTCGGCCTGGATAACGCCAAGTCGCAGTTCCGAAAGTCCGGGACGACCACCGAATTAGCCCAAGTACTCAAAAGGATGCTCTAAACCATGCCCCTACTTCAGCCCAACCAGGGCGGCTCTGTGCCGCTCGCTTCAACCTCGTCCGCCCGTGAAGATCTGGCGGACTACATCGCCATCGTCGACGCCAAGTCGACCCCGTTCGTGTCCATGGCCCCGAAGGGCCGTGACATCGGCAATATGCAGTTCAGTTGGCAGGTCGACAATTACGGCGCTCCCGTGCTTGCCGGCGTTGTCGACGGTACTGATGTGACCGTTGCCAGTGCCTCCAACCCGGTGGTCAACCGGACCCGTCTGAACAACTACGGCCAGGCCTTCCGCCGCGACCTGCGTATCGGTTTCATTGCCGAGACTCAGGACGTCGCCGGTGTGACCGACGAGCTTGCCAACGGCATTGCCAAGAAGCTTGTTGAGATCAAGCGCGACATGGAGTCGACCTTCATGTGCACCAACCAAGCCGCCCAGGCCGACAACGGTTCGACCAATGCCTACCTGACCGGCTCCCTCGGCAACTGGTTGACCAGCACCAACGCCTCCAACATCGGCGCGTGCGCTTCGGGTTCGCCCTTCTTGCCTGCCTCCGGTGCTGTCGACACCACGGCCTCCGCTTCATTCACCGAGGCGACTGCCCAGAACGTGCTGACCGCTATCTACAGCGCCACCGGCACCTTCCGCGACTACGATTGTATCCTGGGCACCACGCTCAAGCGTGCGTTCACCAACCTCACGGCCTCGGGTGCCATTCAGGTTGCCAATGCCAACAGCATCGCTGCCACCAGCGTCCGCACCTTCAATCAAGACCTGTCGGCCGACACTTTCAAGGCGTCCATCGACATCTTCGAGGGCGACTTCGGTCGCTTGATCCTGCACCCGTCGACCTTTGTCGGTGGCAAGAACAGCACCTCGCTGTCCGCCCAGGCCTTCAAGGGCTACGTGATCCCGATGGACATGGTCGAGGTCCGCTACGCCAAGCTGCCCCAGGTCAAGGATCTGCCCGACGCCGGCGGCGGCCCTGCCCGCCTCGTCGAGGCCATTGCCGGTCTCGTGGTGAAGAACCCGAGCGGCTTTGGTATGTTCAACGGCGCGAGCTAGTCTTAGTTTCAACGGGGGAGGTCCATCCCGGGCCTCCCCCTCTTTCCTTTTCTCATGGCCCACAATTCCGCATCCTCCGTCATCGCCAACGCTCTCGACGATATGCCCGGCGAACTGCGCCGCGCCGTTATCAAGGAGTTCCAATCCGGCATCCAGAAGGACTGGGTCAAGGCCGGCATTGATCAGAAGCGCATCGCCCAGGACTCGCAGCGCGAAGTCCGCGCCGTCGACGGCATCGGTCGCCTGCGGATGCGGATCGACCCCACTCTCTACCATGCCTGGGGCACCAAGTATGGGTACGACTGCTGGAAGGATTCCCAATTTTTGAAAGAGGTTGAGCGGGATAACCCCGAGGTGCGAGTGCGCTGCGGGGCTACACGCTTGCAGGTTGGATGGAGCGGTGGCACAAAACGCAGTAGTCAGAAGTTCACCCTATGAATGTCGGATCAAACCGCCAACTGGCCGGCGAATTCGGTGGCCGGTACATCGACGCCTCCGCGGGCACTGTGACCGGCAACTACATGGAGATCCATGCCGTCGCCACGTCCATCCTCGGTGCCGTCACTTCCAACATCACCAACTTCCCCTCCGGCGTGACGATTCAGGCCGGCGACTCGATCTCGGGCGTCTTCACCTCGGTGGCTGTATCATCCGGGGCGATCATCGCCTACAACCGCAAGTGGGTCTAAAATGCGTCTTGGACTAGGCCTAGGACTCGGTGTGCAGCAAGCCCTCGGTGGGGCTGGCGGCGGCGCTGACCTGCCTATCCTGAGGCGAGTCTTGGTCACCGATCACACTGAGGAGCCAATCGTCCTTGAGTTCGATCCTGGTGATCCGGTTGATTACTTGGTAGCGTCAGATGGCACATTTGATTCTCTGCTTGTTGAGGATGGAACCACATTCCTCCGGCAAGAGGACGACGGAAAACTCGTAATTCAAGCTAACTAGATAACATGGCAGACGTAAAAATCACAGCTTTGGCGCCAATTGGCGCCAATCCAGTAAACCCGGCCACCTTCCCCATCCCAATGGTCGACCTGCTGGATAACAGCATGGCCGCAAGCGGCACCACCAAGAAGGTGACCGTGAACCAGATCCTGGGTTGCGGCGGCACCGCCACCCTCGCCTCCGCCACCATCACCGGCGATCTGACGGTGCGGACGAATAAGCTGGCTGTTACGAGTACGGGTGTGGGATGTGGAGTTGCGACTCCGCTTGTTGCTTTGCACGCTGAAACGGCAGCAACTGGAACGACTGCTTTCTCAAATGTCGTTAGCACGTTCCGCTCTCAAGCAGCCGGTCGAGATGCAACGCTGCAATTCAGCGATGGAACAAATCAGGCGCTTATCTCAATGCTGTCTGGTGCCTTATCGTTTGGCACTAATGGAGCAAATACTCGTTACAACATCGACGGCACTGGCATCTCCACATGGTCCGTAGCTGGCACCACCGCCATGACCCTGAACTCCACGGGGCTGTTGGTTGGTACGACGAGTGCTAACGGCTCTGCTTCTAATTCCGTGAAAAACGTGGGAGGTGTATTCTCCACCGTCAATGGAGCGACTGGCTCAATCGCCACTGGCGTTGCTGCCACATTGTTTACTGCCCCCAGTGAAGCCGTGTTTATTGTTTCGGCCTACATCGTAGGGAGTGCTTCTCCTGCAAACTACAATGCAGTTGCGATTGTAAGGGTTTCTGGCGGAACTGCTGCAATCACGACCATTTCAACCGCATCAAATCTGACAATTTCTCTTAGTGGGTTGAATGTTCAAGCAACTCAAACCAGCGGTATCAACCAAGCGTTTGCTTACAGCGCAATCCGTATTTCTTAACCAATACCACCATGACCACCATCTCCATTGTCTGGATCATCGAACGCCTTCTCGTCCGCAAAGTCGAAGGCACCTACTCCGATGTCGTCATCACCGCCGATTGGAGGTGCAACGGCACCGAAACCATCGGCACCGGCGACGACGCAAAGACCTACAGCGGCACCTGCTACGGATCGACCAGCTTCGCTGCGCCGAGCGGATCGTTCACGCCATATCCTGACCTGACGCAGGATCAGGTGCTTGGCTGGTGCTTCGCAAACGGAGTCGATCAGAAGGCCATCGAGGCGAACGTCACCGCGCAGATCGAGAACCAGATCAACCCTCCGGTCATCGCTCCTCCGCTGCCGTGGGCTCCTCCGGTGATGATCGTCCCTCCGATGCTGCCGCAGGTGACGCCGGAAATCGTTGCGGACGCGCCCGTGGTCGCTGATGCTCCCGCCGCATGATCAAGATCGAACTCACACTGCAACAGCTCCAACTGCTCCACCAGCTCTTGGTGATTGGTATGAAGGCCGGCGACGTGAACAATATGCGCGTCGGTCTCCCCTTGGTGGATATCCTAGAAGAAGCTGCGAAAAACCAATCAAATCCCACGTAAATGGACGCATCCAATCACGGCGGTGACACAAATCAGATGATCGCTTCCATGGGGGGAGCAGCAGCGGCCACCGCTGTTTCGTTTATCCCCTGGCTCACCGACATCGTTCGACTCGTCACCGCCGTGATTGGCTTACTGTGCGCCATCTACGGTGCATATCGCTTATTCCGATCCAAATGAAAAACACCAAGACCACATTGGCCGGCATCGGTGCCATCCTGGTCGCTGTTGGCGGCGCTCTCAAGGCCCTGTTCGACGGTGACCCAACCACCCATCTGGACATCACCACGACCATCGCCGCGGTGACCGCCGGCATCGGCCTCATCTGGGCCAAGGACGCCGAGAAGAAATCCGAGTGAACTGGATCTACCAGATCCTGAAGGCCCTGCTCGACTGGCTCCGAGAAACACCACCCACCGATGTGCAACATGGCAAAGCTCCCGAGGCCCTCAAAAGCGATCTGGCTGATCGGATTGCTGACCTGCCTGGGCTGCCAGGTGACGAAGGTGGTCCTGGTCCCTTCCGGTGATCCGGTGATGCTGGCCAAGCCGGTGAAGGCCAGCGTGTACGGATTCGACAAAGACAAGAAGCTGGTGGGGCCGTCCACGGTGACGCTGCCTGCCGGTTGGTACGCACTGCCAAAATGATCAACTACAAGGGCAACAAGTTCTCGGGCTACAACAAGCCCAAGCGCACGCCGGGCGAGAACAAGAAGTTCGCTGTCCTGGCCAAGGAAGGCGACAAGGTTGCTCTCGTGCGTTTCGGCGACCCGGACATGACGATCAAGAAGCACATCCCAGAGCGGCGTGCATCCTTCCGCGCCCGTCATGGTTGTGACGAGCCGGGCACCAAACTCTCCGCCAAGTTTTGGGCGTGTAAATCCTGGTAGCCAATGAGAACCGTCACCTACGACTACGTGCTGCAAC